CGTAACTTGGCCTGACTTACCATCTCCTTCCATAGATTGAAGGAGCTTTGCGTAAGTTTCCGACAGAGGCTTTAGAGCGTATAGTGCAACATTAGCTTTCGCTGCATCTGTAGTCCTGACAGTTGTGCTTTCAGCAATTGAACTCTGGTTAACTATAGCTTGATCTAAGGCGGTCTTTACTTGCTGGAACTTCCGTAATGCCTCTGGCTTACTTTGAAAAAACTCTCCAGTTTCGGGTATTAAACTAGCAATTTGCGTTTTTAACTGGACACTATCCCTAATACCGGGGAATGCTGTCACAAGTTGTAGAGTTGTAACTGTCTTGAGTGCCTTAATAGTAGCCGCTGCATTAGCAGTGTCTGGCATAGCCGTTGCCCCGAAGATACCCGAAATATTATTTATCAACTTACCGCCAAAACCCTCTGGGCCAAATGCTGCTGAAATATCTTCTAGATTATCTATCTGACCTGAGAACCCAGCTTCCTGTAATGCTGCAGCGGCATTGTCTTGAGCAACTTCTATCGCCGCACGTTCTTCATCAGTGAGATTATCAGTATTTACCCTAGAAGAAGCCTGTTCAGTAGTCTCTCCTGTAATAGAGGAGATTTCTCCAGTACCTGTATTAACAGTTATAGGCCTTCCAAGGCCATCAGAAGTAATTTTCAAACTTCCACTAGCAATAGCTAAAGCAACATCTTCTGGTATCCCTCCTTCTATGAGAAGGTCAATTTCTGCCCTTTTGTTAATCGTAGATACCGCACTTAGTGTGCTTTGGATGATAGGCTGCTGAATACTAAACCAATCAGTGGCCTCTTTCACTTCATTAACATCACTGGAAGTAAGCATCTTAGAGAATTTAATCACATCAGCACTATAGTTAGCAGTGGTGTATGAACCCTGCTTCTCTTCTACTGTCTTAATGGATACAGCCCAATTCTTCTCAAACTCAGACATCTTAGCCTGTACTTCTTCAGGTTTTAGGGTGTCTAACTGGTTAGCTGCTATGAAGGCGTCTAAGGAAATTTGCTTGGCGGTCTTAGTCTTCTCAGTCTGACCTGCCCGTTCACTTTCTACTGCAAGCGACTTCAATCTTGTGAATTTAGTAAGTTTTTTAGAGTTTTCAGGTTTAGCAAAATACTCAGCGTTGTTATTAAAGTATTGGTCTAATTCCAGAACTGACTTACCTATTAGTTGATCTAAGTTTCCTGTCTCTAGATTATCTCTAGCCCCGTAAGCTGCATTGACAGCTTTGTAGGCTTCTGTTTCAGTACCACCTATAAGACCAGAGTCCATAAGCGTCTTAAGAGCAATTGGGTCCATCTTAGCCAGTACGTCAGGCTTTTGCCAAAATTCCTTATCGCCTTCGGCTGTTGATGTAGCCACCTTCCAGCCTTTTTCAAACTCAGCCATCAGTTCCATTCTAGAATTGGCATCAACAGAATTAGCACCTGTCTGTTCTAAATACGCAGCCAAGGCCATTTGCTTGGCAGTAGCACTCTCCTCGCCTTTTTCTGCGTATTCTTCTGCAATACTACGCATGTCAGTAAGAGTATTTTTATCAGCCGCATTTAATCTACCTGCGTTAGCTTTAATATACTGATCTATTTTTTGAGGATCGGCACCGATAAGCGTCTCAATACCTGCCTTGCCTTCTTGTACTAATCGTATTTCCAAGAACCCGTTGATAGCTTTATAGGCTTCGCTGCCTTCTGCATAATTACCAGTGCTTAAAAATGCCTCAAGTGTATTAGCATCGTAGGTAGACAGTTTAGTATCATCCTGCCAGAAGTTTGGTTCCGCTTCTCTAGTTTCGGCAGCGGCTAGTCTGGTGGTTGCCCATTCATAATCTTCAGGTGCGGTTTTCTTGTCTATAGTCGTTAATAAGTCGGCAAAGTAATTACTGCCTTTACCCAACATACTTGAGTGAGAAATGCCATTAATCTTCTTGTCCCAGCCATTAGCTGCAGCAACTTCTTTTATTTGAGCTACGGCTTCAGTATTCCCTGAAAGTTCTTCAGTTCGAATTTTTCCAAGGAAGTTGTTCTCAGTCACAGATTCCAAGTCGTATGGCTCTGGCTGCACACCAAACTGGATCATGTCGGCATTAAAGAGCGGTTCAGCGTTTAGTGTTTCGGCTATTTGGTTATCTCGTTGATTTAGATCATCGGTGAAATAAGTTATTTGGCCTTTTTCTTCATTAATTTCTGTAGGTTGGGGCACACTAGGCGAGGGAACCGGAGAATCAATAGACATACCTGTACCCTCTATAACCTTAGAGGATTTCTTCATGAAAGTATTCAAGTCATTAATACCAGAAAAGCCACCATCCTTAACCACACCCAGCACAGCATTTATATTCTGGGTGGTTGGATCAATACCATTACTGGTGAGATATAGGTTAGTGAGTTTAGTGTCTTTCTGATCCTGTTTGTCTTGAGCATCCTGCTTGGCTTTAACTCTACGGCCTTCAGCACGGGCTTCTCGTCGTTGTTCCAAACGCTCTTGCCGTTTCTCTTCATCCTGCTTCTTAATGCCGTAGGCAAGTTCATCAAAGAAGCCACCCCAAATATTGGTCTTTTCTTTATATGCACCAGCAGCAATGTTAGCTTTTACGTTAGCGGCCTCTGACTTAAAGCTCATTATTTAATTCCTCTTCGACCATAGGTGCTTCTTCTGGCACTACCCCGCCCAGCATTTCATCTTGTTCTTCTTGGGAAGCTGCCATCTTATCAGGCATACCCATTAAACCGCCCTCAGCTTCTACTGCGACAGGTTCCTCTGCTAGAGGCTCTTCTTCCAATTCATCTTCTTGTTCTAGTATTCCGAGAGAGGCTTTTAAAAGGCTGGGAGTAATTACAGCACGGTCCTTGTTTTCAATACCCATCTCATATTTAATGCCTACGTCCTTAGCAATAATCTCAATATATCGGGCTAGTGGTCCTGCAATCAAAACAGCCAAGTCAATGCCGATTTTGCCTTTGCTTATGCCTTGCAACAGGAGTGTGGTAACTACTGTGGAAATGTGAGCATCGATGCCCAGCATTGCATGTATAACTTCTATCTGTTCTGGCTCATCAATCTTATCAATTAGGTAAGATACCGCCTCGTCATAATCTACTAGGTCTGGTGGACGATGCCATGCGTAATTTCTTGTATCTGCTAGATAATTACCGCCGGGAATAGGAGCCTCAATCCGCATCTTCTAGCTCCTCATCTCTGGTAATTTTACTGTCAGTAGGCTCGTCCAGAAGCTGGGTTTCCAAATCATCAAAATACTCTGGGGTGTAGAATAACCCGTCTGTCTTCAAGCCATTTGTATTCGTGGGCATTGTGCCTTTCAGGAATACTTTAATCGACTTCTTCACTGCCTCATCAAAGGTCATTGTTGATCATCCCATAATTAACTGCGAGATACCCATCTTTGCCTACTATGACTGCCTCTGGATGGGTCTTTTGAATTTCTTGGGCTATTACCCCAAAGGTTGGATGCCTATCAGCCCCAATTCTTATGGCCTCGTCGTTCCACTCCCACTCGTAGAAGTTAATACCTTTTAGGGTATCTATCTTCTTAATATTCTTCTTAAGTCTGGAATCTGACTTAAACACACTTGTCAGCCAAGAAGAGCCACTACTTGAGCCTAAGTATGCCCCGCCTAACGTAAGTAGTCCGGTCATGAAATTACTACCGGAACTAGCACCAGAGGCAGACGCTTGTGCAGTCATCTGTGCAGTCAGAAGCCTAAGTTCCCGCTCCATGTCGCTGTCGGTAGTCTTCCAAATATAATCTAGAAGATTGTCGGCACTGTCCCAAAGATTATTCAAGGCTTCCTGCGTAAGGTCTAATCCAGCTTTTACGTCAGCAGTATGTGCCTCAACCATATTAGTGGTATTGGTAGTCTCAACAGTCTGACGCCATTTGGCATTAGCTAAATCAATATTATACCGCATCTCACTTAGGAATTTCTGACGGTCATTTTTAATGTCAGCATTAAACTGCGCGGCGTCATTAATTTCGCCGGTATTAAATCTACTAAGTGCATTTATTTCAGAGCTATTATGACGTTCAACCGCCACCTGTAATTCTGAATAAAACTTATTTATGTCGTTAGTGCTTTCTGCCGTGAATAGGCGAGAAGCATTGATAGCCTTAGTGTCATCGAACAGAGCCTGAACTAAAGCCTGTTTGTTTACCATCTCAGCTTGTTGCTCATTGGTTAGGTTCTTGAGGTCCATTTCCATAAAGTTTTTAGCGTTAGTGACGGCTGCTGTAGACCTTGCATCTAAGTTAGCCATCTCCAGATTAGAAAGGACATTAGCTTTGTTAATTATTGACTGCTGTCGGTTATCTAAGTTCTTAGTGGTTAAAGTCTGAAAGAAAGTTGCCTCTTTGTCTGCAACTCCTAGAGTAGCTTCCATGATGGCATTGCTCATGGCAGCAATTTCAGCGGTCCCACTAAGACCAGTAAACGCCACGGATTTGGCTGCATTTCTAGCCATACCCTGCGCCCAAGGCGGGATGATAGGCTCTCCCGCACTGTTCTTAAACTCATCACTAATAATCTTCATCTGACCGAGGACCGTGGCCTTACTGTCAGTGTAGTTGCCTTCACCCAACTTCTGGGCAAGCAACTTCCCAGCTACTGTGCTGGTATCAATAATTGTGGAAATGTCTTGTGTGGCAAAGTCATTTAGAGCTTCGCCCAGTACACTAACTGTGCCATCAGCATTCACGCCTGTAGCCGCACCCTGCGTGTCAATAGTGTAGTCTTCTGCATTGACAGTAGCCTGATCACTGACTGTACCAGTGGCTGCAGTCATCATCTCGTTATCAGTCAGAGTATTAGTGGCGGCATTATAGGAAGTTACTGGAGCTTTTACTACATCGGCTACTGTACTGGCATCACCTGTTTCACTTGCAGTGTAGCTAGGGTCAGTGCCTAATCCATAATTAGCGTCATTTGCATCAAGAGTAGTACCTGTGGTTTCGGCATCAGCTTCTGGAATTAAATCAGATAACTTTAAACCCCTGTCTAATAGAAATTTATCTGGGTCGGCTATAATATCTTCCATATCTTCTTGATTTGCAATAACCCCAGCCTCTGTAGCCATTTCCGAGATAGCTGTTGAGGTCAATCTACCTGTAGACACTTCACCGCTGGTGTTGGCATTGTCTTCAGCATACTGACGTAGTTTATGTACCTCGTCATCGTCTCCGTCTTTTTCAGCTTGTTCAATATTCCTGTCGTAGCCAGATTTAGCAGTTTTTGGGTCAAAACCTGTTTGCCCATCACGCAAACCACTGGCATCTGTTTTGATAGACAATTTGTCTACAGCCACACCATCTATTACTTCAACAGAATAGGGCATCCCAAGAAAATTGTACGAGTAGGTGTAGTCACTATCCTTCTTAGTGTATACCATTCTCCCACCTACATTAGCAGATGCGTCTACTTTTGGATCAATGCCAGAAATACCCCCGACTATAGAGCCAATAATCCTTGGCATACTTAGGCTCATTAATCCAACTTTAGGGGCTGTACCTTTTACACCTGAACCGCCCCCGAAGATGGACCCCCCAGAACTTGGGATATTAATAGAAGCCCCAGCCTGTATTTCATTAGGCTTAGTTATATTAGGATTAGCTGCCATAAGCTGGGCAACTGTTAAGCCATTAGCAGCCGCAATACCTGATAAAGTCTGCCCTGATTTAATAGTCGATGTAGTACTACCCCCCGTTACCGCTCCAACAACATCATCAATAGTATTGCCTACAAAAGAACCGCCGCCATCGTGCGCCTTAGCTGTTTTATCTCCGGTTCTATCCTTGTAATCCTCAAAAGATTCTCCCGGTTTTCCGTATCCTTTGTCACTGCTACCCCCAGCCCCACCGCCATCGAACATATCGCTGATGCTGTCATATCCGAAAATACCCATTAGATTGTATCCCTTTCTTCTTGGCATCTACGGATACGATCACGCAGATAAATATAATTCTTCACAGCTTCATTGATTGCCGTAGAGGTGGCATCTAGACTTTCTAATTCATTAGCTAGTTGGTTATTAAACCGCTCATCATACTGCTTAATGTTCGGACAGTAGATTTCGAGTTTGGTTTTATAGACCGTTTGAGCGCAGCCTGTCAGTAACAGACTTGCGGTCAGTAAGAGTGTCAGTTTCATGCTCTGCCATATTCTTGTAGAAATCAGACGCTTTATTTTGCGCCTCTAGTTCGTCTTTTAAGACTTTATTCTTTTCTTTAGCTCTGCCCGTAATTTGACCCACTACATAGAGAATAGGTAAAGCCAGAGCTAAAGTAGCTATTATGTAAGTTTTGATCTTACCAAAGATAAACACTAGTGGATGCCTTCTTTGTTATCCTTCCAACGGGCGTATGCAGCTAAGGCAATCCCGCCGATAGCACACAGTAGGAAGATCGTTTTTAAACTATCTGCATAAGCAACCAGCCCCTGTAGTTGACCTGCTACCTCGTTAAGGCCCGTAGCTGCACCTGCGATACCCGCACCAGCCATAGTCTTGGATTTAATAAGAGGTTTTGGAGCCTCTGCCGTGGGCTTTTGTACCATCTGAGGACCACCCTCATCAGAAGGTAATTGAGCGTCACGGCTGAAGATTGCGGCTTCCGCTGAACGGCGTCTGGTAAGTCCTCGCAAGGGAGTTAATTTACCATCTACCCGCGCCTTGTTCCATCTAAGAATCTGAGCGGGTACGTCATCGTAATTTCCTGAGTTTAGGCGTTTTAGCAAAGTGGAGCTTCTAAACGCCCCACCGCCTAGATTGAATACAAAAGATGTAAGGCTGTCGTACTGCCCTTGAGAGAGAGGCACATTAACATACTTCTTAACGATCTTACCGTGTTCATCTAAGTCATCTTTAAGACGCTGTTCAGCTTCGGCTACCGTGCAGGTCATCCCAGAGCGAATACCCTTAGTTGCGCCAAATCCAAGTGTCCACTTTCCCGCTGGGCAGCGATATGCGTGGACTAGGCCATCGTCTTTGAGTTTATGCAGACCTTCAAACTTTTTAACTAATTCTACACAGTCTTGTGATACGTTATTTGGATGCATTGGTTACCTTGTTTGTGTAAATGGAGACGCAAAACCTCCATTATTTGCGTTAACGGCAGGGCTTAGATTGCCCATACTGGTATTAGCCCCCGGCAAATATCCATATTCTCCGAGGAAGTTTAATTGCTGGTTAATATCCACGACTTTGTTACCAAGTTCGTTGCCAGTGGCATCAAAGGCTCTGAGCATAAGATTACCATTTTGATCTATAGCACGGGCTGTTGTCACACCATTTTCTGCAACAGTGGACCGGATTAATCGGCCTTGGTCATCAAAAGCCTGAGACAAGTCACTTAAGTCTTCCCTTCTGGCAATATCTAAATCTTGTATGGAACTTATGGCCTTAGCCATGTCTCTTACTTGGGTATCCATAGTCTGATTATTAGCATTAAATCCTGCCGTAATCTGGTTGCGGATATCCCCTGTCTGGGACATTAATCCAGTACTAGTCTGATCTAGATTTACACCAAGGGCATTAATATCGCTAGACAATCCTGTTTGACCAGACTGCATTGCATTGTTTGCATCAGCAATTGATTTAGCAATATTGGAGGAGGATTGGTCTATTAAACCGCCTGTCTGATCAAACCTCGTTGTTATTAGATTACCGTTTTGATCAATCTGACGTTGGATTGTGTTTCCGAGATTATCAGTATATCGACCAATAAGATTGCCCGTGTCATCAAATGCAGAGGCTACTGCTGTAAATTCATTACGGACGGTCTGATCCAAAGAATTATTCTGACTAGCTAGATTAAGTAGTGATTTTCCTTGGGCATTCATTGTGCCAGTTTGGACATCAAATCTAGCTTGTGTTGCAGCACCCACGTCAGTGATCTGTCCAGAAACAAACTCATTCGCGGTAGAAATCATCTGGCCTACATCCATGCGGAATTGCCCGATTTGATTACCAGATTGATCAAAGCGAGTTTCTATCACCGCACCTTGGGCATCTAGCTCACGCCGCAACGTATTTCCCTGATCGTCGATACCTTGAGTTATTAAGTTACCTTGTTGATCAAATGCGTCAGCTAATTTTTGGTATTGATCTCGCGTAGAGGCATCTAGAGATTGTCCAGTGGTCTGCAGCAAATCACGAATGTTATTAAGGTCATTAGTCTGTTTTCTTGCAGCAATTTGCTCGTCTGTGGAAGCGTCTCTAAAGCCGCCTGTAATAGTCTGATTAAGTTGATCGACAGCAGACTGAGTACCAGTGTTAGCCGTAGATGCTGCTTCTGCAAAGTTTCCGACATCCTCACGTAGACCTCTAAATGCATTTGTCTGTGCTTCTTCTAGGTCAGTGCGGAATTGATTGGCTAAATTAACATCGTCTGTGTAACGGTCAACATAGTTATCAAAATTAGATACAAAGCCATCCTGACCAGATTGAAGATTTGCCTGATTTTCTAGGGATTGGGCAGCATATATGTCAGCAGTATTACCCATCGTATCTAATGCTGTATTGAGGCCTTGCTGACCTGCTAATACGTTAGCTTGTGTATTTGTTAATTGGGATTGTGCGTCTGAAAAACCAGTATTCATCGCGGTATTAGATGCTTCAAATCCAGCATTCAAAGTATTTTGGTTGTCTTCAAAGCCTGAAGCCATATTAGCATTTACGGCAGTAAAGCCTTTAGCTTGATCCTCAAAGCCTTCATTTACAGAAGTCTGCATGTTTGTATTAGCTTGGTCTATAGTATCAAATCTACCCGTAAACCCTGCAAGGCCAGTATTCACATTATCTTGTAAGTTACCTAAGCCTGTAACTAACCCCGATTGCCCTGAAGCTAAACCAGCTTGGCCTGAAGCTAAAGCGGAAGTCTGGGTGTTAACATTGCCAGTAAGGTCTGTGAAACCCGTATCCATCCGGTCAGATAACCCAGTGAGATAGTTATACTGATCGTTGAATTGACCGTACAGTCCAGTAGCAGGAGTAACTAATCCATCGTCATCCGTTGAAGCCGCACTACCAATAAGGTTAGTTATGCCAGATTGCCCAGTTTTAAGGGCATCGCCATAGGTTTGAACATCAGTGCCTAGACCTGTAATATCGCCACGAATATCACTCTGATTAGTTTGCAGCGTCTGAAACTGTGTGTCTCCCAGACCAGTTTCAGTGATGTTTGTTACTGCCCCTGCAGCCGCACCACCGCCTTTATAAACAATCATACCCGCATGGCGAGGATGCAAATATCGGCTAACGCCAAACGGGTTAATCAAGGTCATTTGCTAAATCTCCATAGAAATTACTGTATAGAGTGGCTCATACTTTTTGCCGCTCTCGCTGGTTACGTTTTCCAAACGCTTGGCCCATCCTTTGCGGCCCCAGATTTGGATATTTTGGCATTCATTGTCCTTGGCAAATTGCTCAAAGATTGAATGTACGGGTTGTGTTACTTCCCAATCTGCGACAGACCCACCGCAAGCCATGATCTGCAGTGATTTTGTGTTGTCGAAAATTAAGAAGCGGGTAGCGGCAACAGAGGTTATCTTGTCCTGATCCACATATACCCAGACATGTATCTGGTTTAGCATCGCCTGTTGAAAGGTTTGAAATGTGGTTATCTCTCCTGCAGAATGCTCAAGTGCAGCATCAATGTGTGGTGAGATTTGAGGCCAGTAGTTTAGGATTTCCTCTGCACGTAATAAGTGCAGTGACATATAAATTCCTGATTAGTTTGTCAGTGCATAATAGCACTTTGTTATTTATAATACAAGTACTTAACTAAATATTACTACGCCGCTGAACTACCTGACATATCGCTTTGAGCCATAACCCAAGCATAACATTTTGCTAAGAAGGTAGCACCAGATGCTGCCTCTACATCGTCCAACGGTGCGTCATACCGTTTGAAATCTACTTCCCGTGTGTCATCATCAGGAGTTGCAGCATAACCAGACAGGTCAATCATGACGCTGAACTTTGGATCAGTACCACGTTGTCGTGAGACTGCTGCCGTGACAATACGATAATATGCACCGTTAAATGCAATACCGTACTGTGAATTTTCTGTTGTAATGTTGTTAGTAATAGCCATTTTAGTTTGCTCCTTTTAAGCGTATATGACTTTAGATGTATGAATGTTGGACTTTATATCCATTAGCTAGGAGCTACTGGCATATTAACGTCAGGAAATCCCGACTGTGCTGGCAAGTCCCGCAACGCTTGTCTGTACACTTTCCATTCGTCCGTAATGCGGTCAGCTAATGCATGTACATCGGATGCTGCTAAGAGTGCATCCCGTTCTGCTCGTTTTGCCACAGGAAGCATATCATTTTGACGTTGTGTTATTTCTGCTTTTTCTGCGTCTGTAAGCGTAACTTCAACGCCATCCACAATTTTAATCATTGCAATCTCCTACGAACTTTTAAGGCCATAAAGCGTAATTTTTGCGCCTGATGGGATGCTTCCCCACGTTGTATTTATGTTTATTTTACTTGGGGTTTTGCCACTTTCTGCAGCGCAGCTACCTCCAAACATGCTTAACTTTGCATCGTCAGTTGGATAACCAAGCCACCCATGACCCATAACCATAAAAATTTTATTAGTTTCCCCGAAGCCAAAAAAATTCATTACGCTTACATGCTCTTTTGTGCCATTCACGTAACCAGATAGTGGAACGTAACCAAGAGAAGATTGCGAATAACTAGAACTTCTAACTTCATCAAATCTAGGGAAAGCCATAGTGGAATAATTACCAGAACCATCGTCTTTATAAATTATAGCCTCTGGCAATTGTTGACTAGCAGATGTTCTTGCCCACGCACAAACTAGCATATGCTGAACATAATTATTGTTAATGCCCGTTATATCTACGCTACTAGCATCGCTGGTAAGCGTAGTGTGATGCACAACTTCAATTGACGCACCACCACCAACAGCACTACCACCTAGTAGTAAATTAGTTCCATCACTAGATAACGTAATTGCTCCACCAGAGCCAGTATTGTCTAAATTAATAGCACCCATTATTTGTTACTCCTGTTAAGCATACGTCACCTCACTGGTCTGAATATTAGCAACCCAACGGATGTTATGGCTGGCTTCTCCAGTGACCTGTACCTTGAGTGCGTTGTTCGTGTTATCGGCTGATAAGGCTACCGCCCAGCTATTACCTTCAGAAAATGTTTGAATGTTTGAATTAACTAAGGTAGTTGTACCGCCATCGTTTTTAAGCAGCCCTTTAATCTCCCAACCACCTTGATCAGCAGCACCATTCTGCATTGCCACGATTGTT